GATGTATTCGTAACAAGTTGTCTTGACTCAACAACAATGATTGTTCCAGAACCACCAGGCATACCCATTGCACCATAAGGTGAACTTCCATAAAGTCCTCCAGCACCATGTCCTCTATTAGCAGTTCCGGCGTTTTCTGCTGAGTTTGTACCATCACCACCTTCACCTTCATTACCACCTTCACCACCTGAACCACCACCACCAGCACCATAAGAAACTGGAGTAGAACCGTCTGCTAGAGTAAAAATTAAACCATCACCACCAGAACCAGATGCCCCACTAGTTCCTGCCTCACCAGTGCCACCACCACCAGCACCATGTTGTGAGTTAGGTGGTGGACCTTCACCGTTACCGCCATCAGAACCAAAAGACCCAACAACATTGCCAGTTAAACTTGGCATATCACCTTCTTCTGGTGCGCCTGGACTTATACCAGGTCCTGCTGGAAAAACTGCCTCTTGAACACCCTCACCACCAACAAGTGGTCCGTAATGTGAACCGTGTCCTAAAGTAGAACCACCTCCACCACAACCACCAAAAGTATTAAGTGCATCTGCATAACCTCTACTAGGGCCTCCACCAAATCCAGTTAGTTTAGAAAAGTAAGTTCTTGATGTTGGTGACTCATCAGTTGTAGTTGCCGAGTCTGGTTGTCCATCATTCCAAATTGTGTCTCTGCCATTTCGCATATTAATATTTTTTGGGTGAAAGTTACCTGGATTTGTGTCAGCATATGTACCAGGTCCATACTCGGCAGGACCAGGTGGACTGCCAACTTGTGTTGTTGGAACATCCCAAACACCACCACCGATATAAGGTGAAATTGATGGATAATAAGGGGCAGGCGAACCTCCCTCAAAACTATATGCATGACTACCATATGTTCCATCATTATTACCTGGATATGGACTTGTTTGTGAAGGAGGAAAATTAGGATTTGGTGCATAGTAAGAACCAGTAGGTGCCCCGAAACCATCACCACCACTACCAATAATATAACTTATTGTTGCACCTGGTGTAACTTCATAATCTGTGACATGAATTAGTCCACCACCTCCAGCACCACTTGAACCTTGTGCGCCTGAGTAATGCATTCCACCACCACCGCCACCAACAATTAATAAATCAACGGCAGTGACAGTAGGTTCTACAGTGTATGTGCCCTCACCTTGATTTGAAAAAGTATGACCAGTTAAAACTTGTCTACCCACTTGTGGTGCAGGCATATCACCACCAACTTGATTAGTATAAAAATCTGACGAAGAGTCATATATTGCATTTGAGTTTTCAGGTGTATCAATACCAGACTCATCATGAAATTCATCTACGACACCATCAACTAAATTAAATATTGTGAGACCTTCATTTACGGCGTGTTTAAAACCTAACAACCCTACATTAAATGCTTGAGTACCTGAGTCGGCGGCAAATGGCGCCAAAGATGCATCAGGTATCGTTAATGTTTTTGATGATAAATCTAAACTAGATGCAAGTTGTGGAACACTTAAATTTAAATTTTCTGCATCAGAAGATAAATCACTATCTGTTACAGTTGCAGGTGCAATATTAGGTGTTGTAACAACATTATCACTTAAATTATTATTTTCTATTTTTGTTTTACTCATGTCTTATGCCCATTGTAATGCCACACCATGTATTTTGTTAGCACCAGTTAAACTAGAACCTACTATCTTCCATCTTAGTGCAACTTGAGGACTTGCAGTACCTGTAAGTGGTGTAGAACCTGTAAATATTTTAGTGCCAGAAGAACCTGTCTCAAAACCCTCATCAGTTAGTGTGATTGCGTTAAATGTAGTATTATCTCTAGTGGCACTTACTGAGAAATCACCTGTACCATCTGGTAACTCTGCAAAAACTACTATTCTTGCTTTAGTTGGTGTTGTGTTCGCAGTAAAGGTATCTGATATCAAAGTTAATGAAGTATTAGTTACAAGTTGTCTTGATTCAACAACAATAATTGTTCCAGAACCACCAGGCAATCCACTTTGTTGTGGTATACCGACACCAGTTATATTTGTGTTATGACCAGCACCACCATTACCTCTTCCTACTGTTCCTCCACCAGTTGTATCTGCGTGTGCAGTTTCAGAGTTACCACCAGCAACACCTTCGTTTCCACCTTCTCCGCCACCAGAACCACCACCTCCAGCACCATAGGCGATAGGAGTAGAACCGTCTGCTAAAGTAAAAATTAAACCATCACCACCATTACCACCAGTACCACTGTGTCCTGCCTCACCAGAACCACCGCCTCCAGCACCATTTTGTTCATTAGGTGGTGGACCTTCACCATTACCACCGTCTGAACCAAATGACCCAACAACATTACCAGTAAGACTAGGCATATCACCTTCTTCTGGCGCACCTGGACTTATACCAGGTCCTGCTGGATATAATAAACCTTGAAATCCTTCTCCACCAGTTGGTGGGCCATATACTCCGTCATTACCAGGTGTTGTCCCACCTCCACCAGAACCACCAAATGAACTTCTTCCATCTGCATAACCTTTTGATAATCCACCACCCATACCAGTCAATTTAGAAAAGTATGTTCTTGATGTAGGAGATTCATCTGTGGTAGTTGCTGAATCTGGTTGACCATCATTCCATATTGTATCTCTACCAAACCCCATATCAATATTATGTGGGTGAAAGTTACCTGGATTAGAGTCACCATATTCGTTACTAAAAACAGAAGGTCCAGGTGGACTGCCAACTTGTGCAGAAGGATTATTAAACTGTCCTCCACCTCCAGCAAATGGAGATATTTGAGGATAATAAGGTGCATCAGAACCTGCCTCATAAACATATTTGTGACTACCTAAAGAACCAGCAGTTCCATAAGAATAAGGACTTGTTATTGAAGGAGGAAAGTTTGTGTTCGGTCCAGCAGGTCCTACATAATATCCAGAAATACCAGTTCCTGGTGCTGGATATCCACTACTTCCTCTACCATCACCACCGCTACCAATGATATAACTTATTGTACTGCCAGGTGTTACTTCATAATCCGTAACATGGACTAATCCCCCACCTCCAGCACCAGATGAACCTTGAGTATTAGAATACCAATGACCACCACCACCTCCACCTACAATTAATAAATCAACGGCAGTAACACCAGACTCTACTGTATAAGTACCTTCGCCTTGATTTTCAAAAGTATGACTTGTAAAAACTTGTCTGCCTACTTGTGGTGCTGGTATATCACCACCAACTTGATTTGAATAAAAGTCAGAAGTAGAGTCGTATGTTGCGTTAGAATTCTCTGGTGTATCAACACCTGTTTCATCATTAAATTCGTCAACTACACCATCAACTAAATTATAAACTGTTAAACCCTCATTAACTGCCATCTTAAAACCAAGAAGACCAATATTAAATATATTTGTTTCTACTTGACTTGTTGGTGCATGAGGTGATATCTGTGGTGCAGAAAATGTAACAGTTTTACCTGTTAAATCTAAAGTAGATGAAAGTTGTGGTGCAGAGATGGCACTTGGTGGTGAAATTCCTGAAGGTGAAAGTTTACTAGGTGTTACTTTATCATCTATTATTGCATCAGTGTCAACTGCACTTGGACCAATAGAATTAGTTGATGTTATCTTTGTTTCTGGCATTATTCTTCAACATTTTTTGAAGTTCTGTCGTAGAACCTACGAACAATGCGTTTGTTACATTCTTTGGTGCATTGTTAGGAACTTCTTTTAATTTTTGCATTTTTAATTGTAAGTCACCTAGTTTTTCTGTTACATCAGCAACTTGTTTTATAAGATTACCAGCAACTTCAAATGCTCTAGGGTGTTCACTTTCTCTTGCTAAATCTATGATACCTTGCACTGCATCTTGTCCTCTTTCAACCAACTGATAAAAATTCTCTCTCTGATACTTATAATCATTTTCTAAATCTTCATTATCAGTTTTAACAACAGGTTTAGAAGGTGTCACTACTTCAAGTTGTTGTTCTACAACATCAGTAATACCTAAAGTTTTATCTAATGTATTATTAAACTTTGACATTCATTTCTCTTAACTTGGTTTGGTTGGCCAAGTGACTTTATCTACATCATCAACTGTGGTCAAATCTTTTGTAATATCTCTTAGTGATTGTCTATAAGTTTTCCAATCAGTATCTTTTGTTAAAGTTACATCTCTAGATTGTGTCCAATCACTTTCTGCTAAAAGTTTATTTCTTGTAGTTCTTAAATCATCTAATGCTCTATCAAACGCACCATCATTCCATTCTTTTTCTTCGGCATCTCTTGCAATTTCTTCAGCATCTGTATATGGAATTCTAACAGTTTGACCTTTTCTAACTTCTACTTTATATCTTGTCATTAATTTACTCCATATAATTTAAATGTTCCAGCGGCAATATTATCTGAATTAAACAAAAATCTTACAGCGGTTGTTACAACACTTGCCTCATAAACATTACAAGCACTTGTCATTGCAACACAATAGTTTGAACCAACTGAAATACCTTGACAATGAAATTGTGTAAACTTTACTGAGTCGGCGGCATTATACATATACATTCTAAAACTACAACCCTCATCTGTTTCATTTCCTGTTTGAACTGAATCACCAAAAATTCTATAAGCAGTCGCCGTATTGTTTCCGTTATCAATATCAGAGGCAGAAGAGGTATGACCTTTTGCACAATAGTTATAGATACTTCCTGTGTCAATCGTTCCATCTGTACCAGCAACAACTAAAGATGGTTTTGTATTATCAGTTTGTGGTCGCATACACTCTACTTCAAACATATAAACATTGAACCCTCTAGTGTTCATATCTAAAAATGTAACATTGCCAGTATTTGTGGATATTGTTGTTGTCTCTAATAATTCATGAGTTCCGGCGGCACCAAACTCAAAACCAATACCAGAACTATCAACTTTAATTGCGTTGCCTGCCGTTAGTGTACTACCAATATTAAATGTTGATGGATTGAATGTTTCATCATAGACAATTCTATCTTCTACATCAACACCTGAGGCAGAAGAATCTAATAGTAAAAATCCATCTTCGTTTTCTAATTCTATCGCATCAAAATTTGTTTTAAAATCAACTATGGTTTGTTTTTCAATATTTTCTTCAGCAATAGTTTCTTGTTCATATTCTATTCTTTCATTTACATCAACTGTGCTTGCCGCCGATGCATCTAAAACTAAAAAACTACCTGCATTTGAACTTGAACCATCAGTACCATTTAATAATATACCACCGTTACCATGTGTTGATGATTCTATCATTCTATCAACTATCGTTCTTACTGGCATTTAATTCTCCTACTCTTATTTATTCGTCTTCACCTGTCTCAGGATTAAAGTTTTTTGCATCTTGAAAGAATGAACTTGTTTCATTAAATCCAAAATTATCGTCTGCCTCAGCAGTAACTGGTATAGGTTCTACACTATATCTCTGTTCTCTCTTTGGTGCTTTATCAGGTAAATCTGTAAATTGGTCAACTTGAACTTGTTTAATCACTGATGTTGAAGTAACAGGACCATACAGATAAAACTTTGCAGTAAAAGATAATGTGTAAATAATTGCTCTTCTTGTTACAAAATCACCTTCGTAGTTATCTTCATAATCAATACCAGTCAACACGATTGGTATATCTCTTTTTTGTTTCATATCTAAATTATCATTTACTGTAATTGTATATTCTGGTTGAAAGAAAGGTAATATTTGTTCTATAATTTGAAGTGCATCGTCACCACTTTTTGACATTACAAATAATGAAAAATCTACATTATATGGTACTGGCATAAACTGTGAGTCTAATTTAGTATTACCTTTACCACTTGTTTTTTTTATTCGTGTAACTCTATTTAATTTTCTAGAAGAGTCATAAGAAATAGAAGATATTTCAAATGCAAGTCTAGGTAATGTAATCGCAGTTGCTTTATTTAAACTTGCATCCTCTCTAATTCTTGTTAAAAACTTTGCTTTTGGTCCATATGCTAAAGGAACTTTCATTGCTTGAATTGTAGCACCTGCATTATTTTTTCTAACAATTTGTATGTTATTAAAGATTGTACCAAAAGATACAACCATCTTTCTAATTGTTTCGTGATAAAATTGTTGTCCTAACATTATAAGAATCTCCCTGCATCACCAAATGGATTTGACTCACTAAAATCTAATATCGTATCATCTAGGTTTTCAAATAACTCATTCTGTGCTTGTTCATCAATAGTATCTATTTTAAAGTCTTCGTTTATTAAGTAATGGTTCTCTTCTTCTAAATCTGATATTGTTGCACTTGCAGAAGATGTTTGACCTCTTATGATTTCATCGTTCTGAAATGATATATGACTAATATATTCAAAACCAATCTGTTCATCAGAGACATATTTTACTCTTGCAATCGCACCAGAAGTTGCACCAATAATAATTTCTTCATCTACTAAAGTATTTGTTTTATTAGTAATTCTTACATAATATGTATCACTTGACTCAAGTAACAATGATGCACCACCATATTGTGTTTCTGATATAATATTGTCACCATCAGTTTCTTCTAATAGAAGATTACCGTCTTCAAGTGCAATCTCTTCAGTATAAGAAGATGTTTGTTCTAAAGTAAATTGAAATCTTAAAGTATCTAAACTACTATCGGTCTCAATAGCATCTAAAGTATCAATACCAGTATTGATATCTTCACTACCATATTCCATAGTTCTACATTTTAATTTAAAAACAGGATTATTATCTAACTGAAAGAATGGTTCATCATGGTCAACGAAACTTATCTCAAATAATTTACCAATAATTGGGTGATATACTAAATCACCCTCAAGAGGTCTATCTGCATCAGTAACAGTATCTTCACTTACAATATAAGAAGAACCTGTTTCAAGTTTACTATCAACTGTACCATCTTCTAATAATATAGAACCACCTGCCTCTGAGTCTGTGCCTGACTCTATTGCAATCTGTTTTGTTAAATCTTGAAATCTTTCTTTGTTGACAACAAAAGTAACTTCGTCTTTTATATCAAGACCAAACTTAGAGACTAATTCTTTTTCACCTTCAAGACCGCCTTCTGCATTTTCTACATACATTTCTACTTGTTGTGAGTCAGTGAATTTAGAAAGAGTGTCTTCACCAAACAAAGAGTCTTCTTTTACAAAAGAACGATTTACATAAAAAACATTATGTCCAAAGATTTGTATTGCCTCTTTTACTAAATTACTGTAGAGACTTCTTTCTGTTGCAATAGAAGTTTTATTACTATCGTGAAAAAATTTATTAACTGACACAAATTACCCTTTCATGTAGTTTATTGGTAGTTCGTGATGAAGTTGTATTTGCTCTTCTAATTTATTAATTTCTTCAATCGCCTGAGAGTATATCTGTTCACCATTCATGGTAACGCCACCTAACATTGCTATACCATTGAACTTAGATAAATTTGCACCCCACTGTCT